GTACCCGCCCCCGAAAAAGATCCCCCTGTAACTGCCCCAGTAATATTTGCGGTGCCACTAGTTGTTAAATTACCGTTAACTAGCCAATTTCCTGTAGTACCTGTAATACCACCATAAAAGTTAGTACCATCACAATATACTAAACTGGATGTTCCATTAGCTATAGTAACAACCGAGCCAGTGGCGCCACCAATTGTGATCGCATATCCGCCTGTTGTATTATTAAACACTACATAGACTTTAGGTACTAACGGAGCAACAATTTTACGAGACGCTGAGTTAACCCCAGTAACTACTAGTACTGCATTACGAGCTTCATCAGATGCGCCGTTAACCACAGATAGTGTGTAGTCAGCATTAGACATTGCGATGGACTGTACACCAGCAACAGCTTGTTCTATCAAGTTCCAGTTGGTATTAGTCGAAGCCCCCCAAGTACCAGATTCGGTACCATCTGTGATTAACTTAATCTGTAATGAGGTTGAGTAAGTAGCCATAATTATCCTTGTGAATCATCAATGTTTACCCAACCTGAGGATTGAGTGTTGTTAATAGCAGTCCAACTTGTTGATTGGGTATTGTTAATATTATTCCATGCCCCAGTCTGGCTGTCATCAATTAAGAACCACCCTCGTGGGAACTGATCCTCATCCATAATGACGTTCTCAACAATGAATTGCAAGAAACTAGATTGAGTTGTATTTAAATCAGTAGAAATCAAATTTTCTACAATACTAGATACAAAAGCCGCCTGAACTGTTTCAGTTTCAGCAATAGCTGAGTCTTCAATAATACTTAAGAAAAAGATAGATACAATAGTTTCAATATCTTCAAGAGTACTAGTTTCTGTAATACTTGCAGCGAACTGAGCAGCAATATCCAATACGTCACCAACTGTGATGCTTTCTGTAATGCTTGTTTGGAACTGTGCTGTGATGTCATCTACATCATGTATTCTTGAAGTTTCTATAATTGAGCTAGCAAATTGGGCGGAAATTGTTTCTGTATCGCCAGGTAAAGAATCCTCAGTAATATCTTCGAGTAATGCAAAATAAGTAGCAGCATCATCGGCAGGTATAAAGTCTTCAGTAACGCTTTGGATAAAGTCAGCAGCTATTGCTTCGGAATCTTCTAAGGTAAGGGGTTCTGTAATAGAAGACGCAAACTGGGCTGTAATAGTGTCCACATCATCAACACCAACATTTTCATAGATAAATGCGTAGAAAGCACCTTCTAACCCATCGAACTCTAACATTGATATGTTTTCAACAGCACTTTCAGCAAAATTAAATTGCGAAGCTGGGGTATCCGCAATACCTACGTCCTCTGTAATATCTAAAACGTAATTAGCGCCGCCTGGTATAGAGGCAAACGGGGCTTGGGCAAATGCGGATAAACCAAACATTATAATTCTTCAGGCGCTTTTACGGCCCAAGTTTCATTACCATTACCGTCTATAGTTACCTCATTTACTACAAATAACTCAGGGTTATTAGCAACAAATAGCCTTTTTTGTTCTTCTATCGCGGCTAATTCCTCAGGGGTTGCCTGACTCAATGGTTTTGATTCCGGAACAGTATATTCGACAATAAACCCGTAATATTTATCTGACCACGCAACTATTTTATCTTTATAAGAAAAGTCATCTAGCAAACTTAATTTATCTTGAGGTATACCTTCTACTCCAGAACAGAAATTAGTTGCTACTATAAATTCCCCGGCTAAATTATATTTCCAATTAGCTGTATTACCCTGTAATACATAATATTCAATAGGCGTGTCTGTGTTTAAATCAAGAGATGCCCATGAGCGAACCGCACCATTTACCTCTACGTTAGTTTCATACCACTCTGTAACCGCGTCATTTTCTACTTTTATAAGATAGCTTTTTGTGGCGTCTTCAAGAGCAAAAAATACTTGAGATATATCTTGTTTAGTTGAAGCGTTATAGTTAGTGTAGGCGTACTTAACTTCAGCAATACCTAATTTGACCGCTAAAAATTCAGAAGCTATAGCTTTTTGACTAGCAAAAAAATTAGGAATTGGAACGTTTTGAAACATTCCTTGATATATAAAATAATTATTTATTAACTCAGTGCGCAGCGTTTTTGCCTCTTCAAAAGACGCAGCATTTTCATATTGACCAGTCAGTGTATTAAATACTTTATATGAAATCACGATACCGCCCCATAAACTCTTGTAGTGTTGCCTGATACCCATGTAACAGTTCTACCATTAAGTGCTACAGCCTTACCACCAGCACCACCAACGTATGGGCCGCCGCCATTACCACCAGAAGCCCCCCAACCACCGCCACCACCACCAGAACCTGTATCACCTGCTGCGCTACCAGCACTATTAGCGCTACCACCATTACCACCATTTGGTATACCGGCGCCACCTGTTCCTGGGAATATACGCCCACCACCACCGCCCGCTGGAGCAACTGAAGATCCTGTTGAAGAAGTACCACCACCACCAGCACCGCCACCATATCCGCCTTGACGAGTACCAGCTGAAGGACCTTGACCACGAAGACCTTCACTTCCTGGACCACCACCAGCGCCACCTGGATAGTTAGGAGTACCTGTTCCTCCAGTACCACCACCAGCGCCGCCACCGCCCATAGCGCCAAGAGATACAGACTCGCCACCAGTAGTTTGTCCACCACCGCCACCGCCACCGCCACCGCCAATATAAGCGGAAGCATTTGTATTATTTATAGTTGTGTTAAACCCGAGGCTTATAGCAACCCCACCGGCAAATCCATTCTGTGTAGTAAAACCACCTGAGTTAGCTCCTTGGCCACCCATACCCATAATGTAACCATTATTGACTAGGGTAATAGTATCTCCGGTAGTCCCTCCAGTTAAAGTTAATCCTGGTGTACCTGTTGATGTAGAGTAAACATAAATGCCGCTATTAACTGTTATAGTGATGTCCGATTTACCGGCGTTATAACCGCTAATACTTGTTACATTTAAAGATGCGTTAGTGGTATTAGTAGAATAAGTATAGGAAAGCGTAGCTCTACCTGTGCCCCCACTTAAAAGCATTTGCATGATTGTCATATTAAGTTAACCCCGATCCAGTAATTACAGCACTTGATGCTGACAAAAATACGATTGTTGCAATACCATATAAACCTAAAGTTCTATTACCTGTAGTAGAAGCTGATTGCCCAGCCCACTGCAAAGTAACACCTGTACCTTGGGTAATAGTTTGACTTGAAGCTGAGTTATTGTAAATAGTAACAATATTACCCGCAGAGAAAACTGAGTTATTTACTGTAATACCACCAGTCGTATTAGATACAATCTTACCAGCGTCACTAGCTACCAATACATAAGCACCGGCTTGTGAATTAAGTGTAGCGCCAGTAGCATTAATAGTTACACCACCAGTAGATGCTGATACAGACATACCAGTACCCGCTGTAAGGCTTGTTACCCCAGTATTAGTAAAGGTCACGCCCCCTGTAGAACCAGATACGGAGATACCCGTACTTGCGGTAGCAGAAGTTACACCAGTATTAGTGAATGTTACACCACCTGTTGAAGCGGATACAGAAATGCCACTACCAGCAGTAGCAGAAGTTACACCAGTATTAGTGAACGTCACACCACCAGTAGAAGCAGATACGGAAATACCCGTACTTGCTGTAGCAGAAGTTACGCCGGTATTGGTAACGGTTACAGCCCCCGTTGTTGCGTTTACAGAAACCCCCGTACCCGCATTAACTGCAGTTACTTTAGCATCTGCGTAAGTTGTAGATATTGAAGTGCCTTGCCATGTACCTGTACCAATAGTACCTAGTGTTGTAATACTTGTAGAACCAGTGGTTGGTGCATAACTTAAAGCAGGGATATCTGCAGCAACTAAAGCCCTAAATGTAGGCGCTCCGGCTGATCCGTTAGGCGCTGCTAAAACATAGTTAGCAGTTTTAGAAGCATATGGGTTTTGGGTATCACCGTATCCTGATGCCAAGCTAATTGCAGGGGTATTGCCACCAGAAGAAACTACCGGACTTGTCCCTGTTACTGAAGTTACTGTACCTGTTGTTGGGGTAGCCCAAGTTAAAGTTGTGCCGTTGCTTGTTAAAACCTGACCGTTTGTACCGACTGTAGTTAAACCTGTACCCCCATAAGCAGTACTTAATGCGTTTGCTAACTGAAGACCAGTAGAAGTTAACTGCATCTTCCAAGCACCTTTGGCCTGAGTAAAGCCACCTACATACCATTGATGAGCATTGGCTGAACCAGTAGAGTCAGTCGCATAGACCAAGTTACCTGTATCACCAGCGCCACTTGGGGCAGAACCAAATAAATATGCTTCGTTAGGGCCTGTAACCGTGTAAACAGCATCAGCATAATTAGAGCTTGTAAAGCCCATATCTGCCCAACCATGAGCATCGGTACTGTTATCACCATAAGCTACGAAGTCAGCGGATGCGCTTGCCCCATTAGAAGCGTTATATGTGTAAGTCTGAACGTAGTTATTAGCTGTTGAGCTGAACGCTGAAATAGGATTAGTAGCGCCAGATAATGGGGTTGTACCACCAACAACTAGGTATGTACCATTGAACTGCAAAGACGCACTTGATTGAAGCGCAGCAGATGAGTTGCCGTAAGGGATATAACCTGAACTGAACGATGTCTGACCAGTACCACCCGCGGTTACAGGCAATGTGCCTGAAGACATTGTAGAGCTAGATGTTGCGTATAAAGCGCCACCACTAGTTAATGATGTTAGACCTGTACCGCCGTAGCCAACTTGAACTGTACCACCTTGCCAAGTACCACCAGAAATAACTGTAGAGCCTAGTGATAAAGAATTAGTACCCCATTCAACTGTCGAAGGTATGGAGCTATATATCAACCATGTTCCAGCAACTGTTGCTGGGGATTCAAGCACGAGACTATGAATACCACCAGGGATTAATAATTCAAAAGAAGTCCCAGAACCGTCTTTAATAGTAACGTTTTGGGTTGAATCATTATCTAGAACAAACGTAATACCTTGTAAACACGTAGTAGCATCTGGTAGTTGTACCGTATGTGTATTTGTTCCTACAAACTGTGTAAAGTATGGAGAAGCGTTAGTGAGTATTGTTGTTCCTGCAGATGTAGTAATCTGTTGAAACTTTAAGTTGATGTTGTTACAAGCAATATTACCAATACCAGAGCTTGGTAAGCCACCCAATGAGACGCTACCATCTTCATTAATAGTCATCGCATCAGTAGTAGTGCTATCCCCATTTGTTATGAAATGGATTGGATATGCAGCATATGTACCAATTGTTAGCGGCGTAGATGCAGACGATAAATAAGCAGCGCCTGGTAAGTCAAAAGAGCTGTCGCCAGCAAATGTACTTGAATTAATACCAAACTCAGCGTAGTTATCTGCCCCAGTAGCAGCGTCATTTGATACGTTAAAGTTTGTAGATGCTGTGTTAGCAGTACTCTTATTTTGAATGACTACTTGGTTGTAAGTAGACTCAGTAGATGCGAAAGATGCAATAATCCCCGTATCTGAGTAACCTAAAGTAGAACCAATTGTTGCTACACCATTAGCGTCATAGTTAATAGACTTTTCAGATGGGTAGGTAACAAAAATATTAAGCGTGTTGCCATTAGTAAAGTTAATAGCAGACGTAGTACCAGCGGAGTTAGATAGAACTGTAGTACGACTTAGTGTGCCTGGAGAACCAGACGTGTAAGTACCAATACCTACTTCCCAGTCATAAGCAGTGGTATCAAAAATACAATAATAAGTACTGTTGCCTGTACCAATACCAGAGCTAAATGTTTTAAACCCAGCTGGAGCAGTTCCGCTTAGGTTTAATGTACCAGTACCACCAGGAGATGTAGAGGTCTCCTGGACGCGATCCGCTAATACTAAAGCCATTTAAGGCTCCTAATTAAGAAGTTGCTGTTGTGCTATATGTCACAGAAACTGTGTCACCCGCTGTTGTAACCTTAGCTGTAGTAAACGCACCTGCACTATACAAAGTACCTGAAGTATTACCTTGAGTAGCTGAAGCGCCTGAACCTGTTACTAAGAAACAACCACCAACTGTACCGCCACCACCAGTAATTGTGTATGTAATCGCTGAAGCAGCAGATGTAGTCACGTTAGCTGGAGTTGAACCTGTTGATGTCGCTGAACCAAACACGGCTGTACCACGAACTGCTGAACCGCCTACCGTGTAGTTAGTAAATTCTGTCCAACCAGCATGTGATGACATTGTGTCTGTACCAGTACCAAATGTTGGTGAGGCGCCCGAAATCAAACCTAAGAATGGGCCAGTAACTGAATAGCTAGAACCCTTTAATAGAGTGTCTAACATTAACTGTTTACCAACAGCGTTTACTAGGTTAGGAAACTTTTCTTCCCACTTTAAATTACCATCAGCATCACGGCACACTACGTGGTAGCAGCCTTCCATACCAACTGTTTCTTGACCTACGGCAGAAGTCTGCAATGTAGCCACTGCTTGATCGCCAAATCCTTGTTTCTCTTTATGCATAATTACTCCTAAGCTATACGAATAATGGCGTTTGTTGCATCCGCCGTTGGGAATTGAATTGTGAATGTGGAATTAGTTACCGTCTTATCACTACCAAAATTCAAAACTGCTACAGCTGCGCCTGTAGTTGCATTGTAGATTAATGCACCACGACAAGTAAAGCTCGCTGATGTCCATTGTGTATTAGCAAAAGACACCCAAGCCGTATTAGCTGAAGTGCTTGAATTTGGAACGACAACTGTTAATGTATTACCACCCGCTGTATATCCTGTGCCAACTACTTCATTAGTTGTTGAATAAGCAGTGGTCGTATTATCTAAGTTAGCTAGCGCGTCATACAAAGCAATCTTGTACGTATAAGGTGTACCGGCCGCAAAGTTCTCTAAGCCACTTAAAAGGTTTTGTTTGAAGGCGGTTGTTTGACCTTGAACAATCATGATCTAGCGCCTCCAGATACATCAATCTTAAGCTGACCATCACGGTAGGCATCGCCACGCTCAAGACCATCACCAAGACGACGTAGTTGACCAAGAGCTTCTTGATACTTTTGTTCATAATAAGTAACTAAGTCTTGTTCACCTTTCATAAATAGCATAGCTTCACGCATAGCTCCATATAAAAGAACTGGATCAAAGTTATCGCCTAACCAGCTTGTACCAGTAGAGTTAGATATAGCTGATACAGGGATACTAAATCCTGAACCTGAACTACCAATATCGCTAGTGCTTGCGGAAAGAGTGTCGCCAGCCTTATAGAATTGACCACCAAACTTAAGAGTTACTGTAGTAATGGCACCGCCGGAAATTAAAATATCAGCTATAGCCCCTGAACCAGAACCACCAGTTAATGATATGTTTTGGTATAACCCGTCACTATATAAAGAGCCGCCTGTTACTGAACCCAATAACGAAATTTGTCCTTGAACAATAGTCGCAGGGTAGTAAAAATAGTGCATCTCTACGTTGTAATTATCATCCGGTGTTGGACCAGTAATTAGCGTCATCTCGTTTAGATTGCCGTACTGAGAACCAAATAGGGCATAATATTTAGGCAAACCACGAGCGGCTACGTTATTAACTGGGTAAGCCTCACGAATAAAGTTAACGTCTTTATTCAAAAGGTATGTATATGTGCCAGCGCCGTCAATAACCGCAATTGAATAGTTAGATAACCAATCATCTGGTAAAGATAAATAAGCGTTACCAGCAGTCATTGTACCCGTAACGTTTTTACGTAAAGCAGGAATTTGAACAGTGTTATATATACGCTCTTCAGCTTGCTGCACAAAAACAGGAATAGTCGCTACAAATAGCGCTTCGGTGTTTTCAGAGTAAGCCTGAATATTGTTATATAACGTTTCGTAGTTCATTAACCTTGTTTCCCGCTAATTTTGCGACCTTTAGTAGCTGCGCCATAACCGCGCATCTCTTTAACGCCTTGTGGGTTAATACCCTTTACGTTGCCTTTGCTTACATTACCAGCACCGATATTTAGTTCATTCATGCAATTACCAGACATAGTAACCGCTGATTCTTCACTACCAATTTTCATCGGTTGCTTATATATACCAATATCATTACCACCACCAGAAGGATACTTAAACCCTGTATAAGCGCTAGCATCTTTGTTTTCCTTGGCATGCCCTAATGGATATGGATCTGTGCCTGTCGGTTTAACTTGTTTGACCATGATTACCCCTGATTTTTAGCACGGGCTAAATTACGACCCATCTTTTTCATGTCTGTATTTAAAGAACTCTTTGGAGCTTTTGGACCCTTGTAGATACCTACTGATGGACCTGTGTCACCTAAGTTCTTACCTTTTGTACGGCCTGTCTTTGTTACGCCGTCTGCTGCGGATTTATATCCCATGATTACTCCTAAGAAGTTACTACCGTTACTGTACCCGTTTGACCTAATGCAATCAAGTCATTTGGCGTTAAAACTGTATCAAAAAAACTTGCCCCACCTACAGGATTCCAGCCCCACTGAATTTGCCTACTACCATCTGTTGGGACACCTGCGTTTTGTGTATTCAAACTAGCTGTTTGTGAAGTGTAAAGCCCCGTATTACCACCTGAATAATAGCTGATATCCGGACGTGGGTCACGAACTGCTTGAGGGTCATCAACTGGGTACATACCTAGTTGCAACTGTGGATGGTCAGGATCCCAACAAGGCTTACAAACTTTAATTTTATAAGGCTTAGTTTTTAAAGTTTGAATACGTAAATCTTTCAGCTTAAAGCGGAAGTTACATCTATCGCACTGCGATATAGCATATTTACCGGATGCAAACTTATTTGGCATTATCTATAGTAGAACATGTTACGTGGGACAATACGTAAAGCAGCCTTTTCACGGTCTTCATCAGCCGCTTGTTGCCATGCTTCCTCGTACTCTGCTTTTAATGCCAAGTAACGTTGTGGGTCTACACCTTCTAATTTAGCTGCTAAACGATATGCTAAACCAGCAACAACTGCTGGGATTAAACGGAATGGGATATCTTGGCCATTAACACCAGTGCCGGCATCCTGCATACGGCGCATACGATAATAGATTAAGTTGTACTGAGTACCTGGGTTTCCAGTAGGCCAAATGTTAACGCTTGGTAAATAGTTTCTATATACCGAGTCACCTGCAGTATGTGCAGCTGCGGTTGTACCATTAATACCACGATAACAATTCAATAACTGATTAGCGTTAGAAGTCAAAGATGACCCAACGTTTTGATACAAAATAGTCTCTGAACCAATATTAATATAGCCCTGTGTTGGCAAATTAGCTGTAGAAACTACTTGAATAGTCGTAGCAGATGACGTCACATTCGCGCTTAAAGTAGTGCTAGCAGTGCCGTTTACATTGCCTGTCTGTCTATCTATCCAATACTGAATTGGACGTCCATAGGCATTTTTAGTAGGGATTGAGCTGTATGTAGACTCAGAGATACGGCTGATGTTGATATCAATTTGGTTTTGCCCAGTTCCTTGACGAATTACTGTGTCCAAAAGATCAATAGTATCTACTGGCAATGGATAGCTAATCTGCCCAGCATTAATATTAATTGGCAGCTGACCTTGCTCAATGGTCCACAAGTTAATACCCTTGTTAGCCCATTCAATAGTCATTAGGTTTAGAGATCTACGTGCAGTACGTAAATCATAACCAGACCGCATCTCCTTACCACAACGCTCAAAAGCCTCTTCGGTAATCTCAGATAGGTCTAAATTGAATGATGTGGTTCCGGATGTGTTCATTTCTTAGCTGTCCTTGCTGATTTAATAAAATCAGCTTTAGTTGGGGCGCCTTTAGTACCTGGTTTGCGCATCTTTTCACCAGAACCAGCAGCTATGCGTTTTCTTTTAGCGTTAATATTGGCATACAAGCCAACTTTACCGCCTTCAGCATACTGAGTAAAGTCAGTATTGTCGCGGCGTGGCTTTACCTTGCCCTTAGGCATTTTGCTTGGATTGATATCACCCATACCGCGACTAGCTCTCATAAATATCTACCTTTAGTTTTACCACGTTGAGCAATACCATCCGCACGTTTAGAAGCAGAAGATACTTTTACCGTACCACCTTTTTTCTTACCGGCAGCTGCGCGTTCTGCTTGAGCTTCAGCGGCTAGTTCGTTATCTACATTAGAACCCATAACGTTTGTTTTAAGGCGGTTTGCTACACGACCAAGAAAACCTCTTTCAGCATTTTCAGCTTCTTCTAAACCACGCATAATGCTTTCTTGCGTATGCTTACCACCTTTAAACCAATCTGGGCGTGTTTTCTTTAAACGTTGACGGTCAACATCATCTTCTCCAGCTAAGATTACATCCGCTGAACGCTGTCTATAGTCTTTTGGTTCTGCCATGATTATTTACCTTTTTTCATGTAACCACCGCCGCACATTTTTACTTCTGTGCCACGAGTTTTGCCTTTAACGGCGCAGCCATCTGCTGATTTATGACCAGAAGCCAAACCACCTTTTGCCATCTTAACTTCAATAGCGCCACGCTTAGACTGCTTTTGGATTGGATGTTCACCTTTAGAAGCGATGCGACCACCTGACTTTAAACCAGCCAAATTAGTCTTTTTGCCACCATGCAATTGTTTGTCATGCATACCAACAGCTTTTTTAATCATTGCCTTGTCTTGTTTAACATCAGCTTTCAT